AAGGTGGCGGAGGACTTGCTGGTGATCCACTATTTCTTGTTGAAAAATATTTTGGACCAGCGATTTCAAAATTAATACCATCTGAAAAAATTACTCCACGATTTATTGAGAGACTTTTAACAAATGTAGAAGACGCTGCAGGTAGAAGACCTGATGACCCAAGGTTTGATAGATTTACTGCAAAACTTATTGATGAAGATATACCTTTTGCAAAAGGCGGACTAGCTAAGATCCTGGAGGTCTAATGCCAAGAAGTGCAGAACAACAAGCTCTCATAGATAAACTTATTGAATTTTTAAAACCATATAAAGGTAAAACTATAGGGACTGACGTATTAGCTGCAAAAATAGCAGAAATATACAAAGGTAAATTAGGAAAAAATTCACCGGCTAAACAATTAGCTAATTTAAGAAAATCTAGTCCAGAAATTTTTAAAGATGTAAAAATAGATTATTCTATAAAAGGAAAAGGCCCTTGGAATATAGCTTGGGAAAATGATCCTAAATGGAGAAAATTTTTTAAAGAAAAAAACCCGGGAGTAAAGTGGGAAGATTTAACAACTGAACAAAGAGATATAAAACGAAACACTTGGAAAAGTTATGAAGTGTTTAAAGAAAGATCAAAGGTTATTCCTGATAACTATATACGTTTAAATGATTTTGCTAAAAAAGTAGGAATTAACCCAGATACTTTAGGCACAATTAGAACTAGAGAGAGTTATAAAAATTTAAACTCAGATATAAATAAGTATTTTAAACCAAAAACTTTTAAAAAAGAAGTTTATTTCAAAGATCCTTCTAAAAAAGATATTAAAAAATTTAATGAGTTTGTACAAAAAAATAAACAGTCTGGTATAAAATCAATGGCAGAAAAGAAACAAGCTGTTTCTTACGAACCAATTAAATCAATTCACAGAGAATTAATTAAAGACCCTGACGCAACCCCTAGAGAACTTGCAGAGGCTATCTATGGAAAAGCAAATGCAAAAAATTTAAGAAACGTTGGAAACGATGCATCAATGTATGTTGAATTTTTATCTGGGTCAAGAAAGGTTCCTGGAATTACAGCACCGACTATAAAAATATCAGAAGAAATTTTAGGAAATATTTTAATGCCTGGCAGTGGTTTTTTTAATTTTGGAAATGCAGAAAGAAGAAACGCAATGTTAAAAGAACGTGATAAGATTTTAAAAATTACTGATCCTAATAATAGATTATTTACTGCTAGAAATCGTTTGGTAAAAGCTTTAAGGGGACGAGGTTTTAATGTTGATGAAGTGATGGGTCTTTCAGCAACATATGAAAGAGCTCCTGGTTATTCTGAACTAGCACAAATAACTACTCCAGAAATAAATTTTTTAAAAGGAAATACAATTGATAAAGATTTTTCTAGAATTTTTGACAAGGTTATTAAAGGTGAACAAAACCTTGATTCAGAAATAAAAAAATTTAATAAAGATTCTAGAATTTTTCAAAAAAACTTTGGTGTTGATACACCTATTATTGAATATACCCCTGGTAAAAAATTAGATGCATCTAAGTTTATAAAACATTTTGACAAACTTACACCAGAAGCAAAAGCAAATGTATCTCAACTTGCAGACCAAGGAATTGTTTTAAGATCAAAAGCAATGCCCATGATAGAATTATTTCAAATGGCAAAAGCAGATGCAGCAGCAAACGGACCAATCTGTAGAATAGTTGGAGCAAAACAATCTGGTGGTAGCACAGTTAGTTGTGTAGATGCGGTTAATGAGGCGTTAGAAAAAAATCCAAAAAAATTAGCACAAGATATTAATAAATCTGATGCAGGTGGAGCATTTAATAAAATTAAAAATTCAAGTACAAAATTTTTAACAGCAATAAAACAAAATCCAAATTTACTTAGAGGTGGACTACCTGGTAAGATCGCCCTGGGCCTTGGTACCGTAGCCGCGGGTGCTGGAGCTGGTGCATTAGTTAAACAATTTAAGAGCGATGACCCAAGCACATACTTAACTGACACTGGTCAGATGGAAGGAATGTTAATTGCTGACGTAGAACAATTAGGTGAAGGGGTTGAAGACAATATTTTCTTAGACAATCAATTTAAATTAGAAGCTGCCGCTGCAGCAGGATTGACTGCACCTATTGCTAAAAAAGTTTTTCAAACAGCAAGAGGTGTAGGTGAAGCTGGACCATTACCGGAAGGTGTAGGTAGAACAAGAGCAGCTTTAGGATTAAGTAAAGGTGTTCTTGGAAAAGGACTGTGGGCACTTGGTGCACCTGCAGTGGCTATACCATCAACTATTGGTTATGTTGCACAAGATATTAGAGCGGGTAAAGATGCAGAAGAAATTGCAACTAACCCATTAAATTATTTAGGTGCAGCATTTATGAACCCTGCAGTAAAAGCTTTAGGTAGAGCTGGAGCATCAAGAGGACTATTAGGAATAGCATCATTAGGTTTAGCAGGAACAGCAGCATTGCCTGCATTGTCTATTGGTGCTGGATTAGCAACACTTGGTACACTTGGATATCAAGGCTACAAACTATTTACAGGTAGGGATAGAGAAGATGGAGAATTTTTTAGGTAATGAAAAATAAAACACTTGTGATAAATATGCAACACGTTAAATGGAACGAAATACCTCCTTTAAGAGGTCCCAATCCTCAAGGGTTGAATGTTCCCACAAAACAGGTTACAACAATCAAGAACTCGGAGAATATAAATGGCAGAAATAGACAAAGCGCTACCAAACGTAAAAACTGAAATTAAAGTACCTGGAGAAGAAGAAATCGTTGAAGCTACGCAAGAGACGATTGACGAACAAGTTGGTCCAGAAGATATTACAGTAACAAGAGAAGAAGATGGTGGTGCAACAATTAATTTTGATCCAGAAGCAGTTAATCAACCTGGAACAGATGGACACTTTGATAATTTAGCAGAATTATTACCAGAAGAAGTTTTAGGAAAATTAGGTTCTGAACTTGCTGGAAATTATATGCAATATAAATCTTCTAGAAAATCATGGGAAGATAGTTACACAAAAGGATTAGACTTATTAGGTTTTAAATACGAAAACCCAACACAACCATTTCAAGGAGCTTCTGGTGCAACACATCCAGTGTTAGCAGAAGCAGTTACACAGTTTCAAGCGCAAGCTTACAAAGAATTATTACCTGCAACTGGTCCAGTGCACACTCAAATTATTGGACTTGCAGACAGAGCTCGAGAAGAGCAATCAAACAGAGTTAAGGAATTCATGAACTATCAGCTCATGGATGTGATGAAAGAGTACGAACCCGAGTTCGACCAAATGCTTTTTTATCTCCCTCTTAGTGGCTCTGCCTTTAAAAAAGTTTACTATGATGAGCTTTTAGGCAGAGCTGTATCAAAGTTTGTTCCAGCTGATGATTTAGTTGTACCATATACTGCAACATCTTTAGAAGATGCAGAAGCAGTTGTGCATGTAATTAAAATGTCAGAGAATGAACTAAGAAAAAAACAAGTGTCAGGTTTTTATTTAGATATGGAGTTACAACCTGGTTACAATCAAGAAACAGAAGTAGAGAAAAAAGAAAGAGAATTAGAAGGTGTTAAAAAAACTAGAGACGAAGATGTTTATACACTTTTAGAAATTCACACTGATTTAGATTTAGAAGGTTTTGAAGACAAAGATTCTCAAGGAGAACCAACAGGAATTAAACTTCCTTATATCGTTACTCTTGAGATGACAAACAGACAAATATTATCAATTAGAAGAAACTATCAATTCGATGATCCGCAAAAACTTAAAATAGATTATTTTGTACATTTTAAATTTTTGCCAGGATTAGGTTTTTATGGTTTCGGTTTAATTCATATGATCGGTGGACTGTCCAGAACAGCAACCACTGCTTTACGTCAACTATTAGACGCAGGAACTTTAAGTAATTTACCCGCAGGGTTTAAACAACGTGGAATCAGAGTAAGAGATGAAGCACAAGCGATTCAACCTGGAGAATTCAGAGATGTAGATGCACCTGGAGGAAGTATCAAAGATGCATTTATGCCATTACCATTTAAAGAACCTTCACCAACTTTATTACAGTTGATGGGTATTGTGGTACAGGCAGGGCAACGATTTGCCGCCATAGCTGACATGCAGGTCGGAGACGGCAACCAGCAGGCCGCTGTTGGAACGACCATAGCTCTCTTAGAACGTGGTTCCAGAGTCATGTCAGCCATACATAAAAGATTGTATGTGGCGATGAAAAGTGAGTTTCAATTATTAGCAGGAGTTTTTAAAACTTATCTGCCTCAAGAATATCCATATGATGTAGTTGGAGGACAAAGAAATATTAAGGTGCAAGATTTTGATGATAAGATTGATATCTTACCAGTTGCAGACCCAAACATATTTTCTCAATCTCAAAGAATTAGTTTAGCACAAACAGAACTACAACTTGCAATGTCAAATCCACAAATGCATAATATGTATGAAGCATATCGAGCAATGTACACTGCAATTGGTGTAAAAAATATTGATTTAATCTTGCCGCCACCTCAACAACCACAACCGATGGACCCGGCAGCAGAAAATATTATGGCCATGAGCGGAAAACCTTTTCAAGCTTTCAAAGGACAAGACCATCAAGCGCATATTACAACTCACTTAAATTTTATGGCAACAAATATTGCTAGAAATAACCCTGTTGTTTTAGCTGCCTTAGAAAAAAATATTTTTGAACACATTTCTTTGATGGCACAAGAGCAATTAGAGGTAGAATTTAGAGAAGAGATTGCAAAATTAATGCAGTTACAACAAGCGATGGCTCAAAATCCAGCGTTGCAACAAGATCCAAACATTCAACAACAGATTATGGCGCTTTCAATGAGTTTAGAATCTAGAAAAGCTAAATTAATTGCTGAAATGACAGAAGAATTTAAGCAAGAAGAAAATAAAATCATGGGTGCATTTGGAAATGACCCTATTGCTAAGTTAAAAGCAAGAGAATTAGACCTAAGAGCAATGAATGATGCTACTAAACGTGACCAAGATCAAGAAAAAATTGATTTAGATCGTTCAAAACAGTTAATGGGTCAACAACAGTTTGATGAAAAGCTTGAACAGAACGAAGATTTAGCAAAATTAAGAGCAAGCACATCAATAACTAAACAAATGATGTCTCAATCAGCTAAAATGGAGAACGATTTAATGAAAATGGCTGATGTAGAGATCTTGAAAGGTCCAAAAAGATAGTATAAGGAGAATATATGAAAAAAAATAACATAAATAATCCAAAAGTTACTCCTGAGTTAGGTGCAGACAAAGATGGTATGCAACAAGGTGGCATAGTTATCGAAACAACTAACCCACAAGAGTCACAAACTGTGGATGTAAAAGGTACTCGAAGAATGAGACCTGATAAAAAACCTGTAAAGGCTACTTGGTACTAAATCATGTGGTTATCGGCAATTAAATTAGCCGTTTCTGCTGGAAGTAAGATTTATGCTAATAAGCAGAAGACGAAAATGGCAATGTCAGATGCACAACTAATGCATGCTGAACGTATGGCCCGAGGTGACGAAGCTTACCAGGGAAAACTTTTAGAAGCCCGTCAATCAGACTGGAAGGACGAGGCAGTTTTGATAATTTTAAGTTTGCCCGTGTTGGTGCTTGCATATGCAGTCATATCGGACGACCCAACCGCTATGGACAAAGTAAAATTATTCTTTGAAATGTTCTCGCAGCTCCCGTCATGGTTCACTAATTTGTGGATACTTGTGGTTGCGAGTATTTATGGTATAAAGGGTACACAAATTTTCCGAAATGGAAAAAAATAAGGAGATAAAAAATGGCAAATCCAAGATACAACACACAGGTCGCTAATCCTAGAAAAGCTATGAGAGGCGGAGGAATGTCTACAGCTAGAAAAGATATGAGATCTGGTTACTACCCATCAGACATGGGCATGGCAGGTGGTGCTATGTACAAAAAAGGTGGAAAAGTAGGTAAGAAAAAACAAGGATACAAAGCTAGAAAAGATGAATCTATCGCTATGAGAATCCGTAAGAAAAGAACTAAGAAGCAATTAAAAGCTTCTAGAGATGAGTCTTATGGAAGATTCGGAAGCAAAGCTAAAAAATCTGGAAAAATAAATAGATAATGATTAAAAAAATTATCAGAAAAATAAAACAGTTATTCTGTAATTGCAAAACTTTTGTAGCTATAAAAGTTGAAGATGCTTACATTAGAGTTTGTGCTATTTGCGGAAAAGAAGTTAAACGATAAAGGAGAGTTATGGCAGGAAAACCAATAAGTAAAAGTAAACAAAAAGGTTTAGCTAAGTTGGCTAAGTCAGCACCTCAAGTAGCAAAAAAAATGGGATACAACCCAAATAGAATGGTTGCTAAAAAAGGTGGCCGAGCTAGAAAAAGAGGCAAGTAATGTCTAGACCTGGTCTATATGCAAATATACACGCTAAGCGTAAACGTGGCGGTAAGATGCGTAAGAAGGGTGCGAAAGGTGCACCAACAGCAGCTAATTTTGCAAGAGCAAAACAAACAGCGAGGAAAAAATAATGACTAAACTTTGTCCTAGAGGTAAAGCTGCAGCGAAGAGAAAGTTCGACGTGTATCCGTCAGCATATGCTAACGCCTACGCTAGTAAAGTCTGTGCAGGTAAAATTAAAGATCCTTCTGGAGTCAAAAGAAAAGATTTTAAAGGACCTAAACCAGCAGGCAAAGCGATGGGTGGTAGAATTATGAGAGCAGGTGGTGGATTATCAGAAGCTACAGCTAGATTAAAAAGACAAGGTTTAAGAGGTGGCGGCATCGCTAGAGGTTGCGGAGCCGTTATGTCAAATAGAAGGAAAGTAACAAAGGTCTACTAATGGCTGGTTTAAAAGAATGGTTTAAGCAGGATTGGGTAGATATTGGTGCAAAGAAAAAAGGCGGAGGTTTTAAAAAATGTGGAAGAAAATCTGCAAGTGGATCAAAAAGAAAATACCCCAAATGCGTGCCTGCTGCAAAAGCCGCCCGAATGACAGAATCGCAAAGGCGTTCTGCTGTTGCAAGAAAGAGAAGTAAAGCACAAGGTGTTGGTGGAAAACCAACTAATGTTCCAACATTTGGAAAAAGAAAAAGTATGAGTATGGGAGGTTTAGTATAATGCGAAAGCAAGATAATATGCCTGCTAGAAATAAAAAGAATTTCCGTCCAACGGAAAAAGGTGCAGGCATGACAAGAGCCGGAGTGGCTGCATATCGAAGAGCAAACCCCGGCTCTAAACTAAAAACAGCGGTCACTGGCAAGGTCAAACCAGGATCAAAAGCTGCGAAGAGACGTAAGTCCTTCTGCGCAAGAAGCGCCGGCCAAATGAAAAAATTTCCAAAGGCAGCAAAAGATCCTAATTCTAGACTACGTCAGGCTAGAAGAAGATGGAAATGTTAATAGAATTTTTTAAAAAAATATTAGGGCTAGATAAACTAGACTATAGAATTAGAAGGCTAGAAAGAGTAAAATATTGGAAGGAAAAATATGCGAAGAGATCCTAAAGTTGGAACAGGTAAAAAACCAAAAGGTTCGGGCAGGAGGCTTTATACGGATGAGAATCCTAAAGATACTGTTGGTATTAAGTTTGCGACTCCTACTGACGCTCGTAAAACTGTTGCAAAAGTTAAAAAGATATCTAAGCCATTTGCAAGAAAAATCCAAATCCTAACTGTTGGAGAACAGCGTGCCAAAGTTATGGGTAAATCACAAGTCGCTGCTATTTTTAAAAGAGGAAAGGAGTCTATAAGAAATGCGAAGGGCAATACTAGAAGCACTAAGAGCTAAATACGAAGCGGAAATTGCAGAAGCAGATGCAGTAGCTAATATATACTTAGATAACTCTGTTGGTATTGGCGAACATCCGCAACACATAGAAGAAGTAAATAAACAAGTAGAAAAAATTGCTAACGCTAAAGAAAAACTTGAAGTGTTAGATGAATTTGAACCAGAGAGGGGGACTCAACTATAATGCCATTAACAGAAAAAGGTAAAAAGATAATGAAGTCGATGAAAAAACAATATGGTAAAAAGAAAGCCGAAGCCGTATTTTACGCATCAAAAAATAAAGGTAAGATAAAAGGCGTTGATAAAAAAAGGAAGAAATAATGGACGATATGATATTCATAGAAAAAATTAAAAGAATAATTAAAATGAGACACGATGATGTAGTCTCTGCAATGGCATCTGGTGGTGTTGACAATATGGAAAAATACCAGTATATGTTAGGGCAGATACGAACTTATCAGTATCTAAGTCAGGAGATATCCAGCCTGCTAAATAAAAAGGAGCAAAATGAAAATGAAGGAACAGTCATCAACATCAAACCAAAAGATAGTTCTCCCAAATAAAGAACTAGTTGGTGTTAAAAAAGAAGTAGACGAATCGTCAAAACTCCCTGAACCAACCGGTTGGAGAATTTTAGTTTTACCTTTTAAACAAAAAGAAAAAACTAAAGGTGGAATATTATTAGCAGATGAAACAGTAGAACGATCACAAGTAGCGTCAACTTGCGGTTTAGTTTTAAGAATGGGACCACACTGCTATGATAAAGAAAGATATCCAGAAGGTCCCTGGTGTAAAAAAGGTGATTGGATTATCTTTGCAAGATATGCAGGATCACGAATTAAAATAGACGGGGGTGAAATAAGACTTCTAAATGATGATGAAGTTTTAGCAACCGTGGAAAACCCCGAAGATATATTCCACGAATTTTAACATAGATAAGGAGAAACTATGCCAGAAGAAGAAAAGAAAACAATTGACATCGACACATCTGGTCCGGATGTAGATGTTGAATTGCCAGAAGAAAAAAAAGAAGACACGGTTGTAGAACAACCAACAGAGGACAAAACATATGAAAACGAACGTGAAACAAAACTTGAAGACGGTGGTAGCGCCGATGACTCATCTGAGAAATCTGTACAGCAGTCTGATAGCAAACAAAGTAATAAACAAGAAGATAACCGTAAGGAAGTTGAAGAGTATTCTGAAAGCGTTAAAAAAAGAATAGCTAAACTTACGAAAAAAATGCGTGAAGCAGAAAGGCAAAGAGAAGAAGCCATTGCTTTTGCAAATAGAGTTAAAAAAGAAAGAGATCAATTTGAAGCTAAGTCTACATCTTTAGATAAAAATTATGCTACAGAAATGGAAGGCAGAATTTCTTCGTCTCTTGCAGCAGCACAAGAAAAATTAAAAACTGCAAGATTAAATGAAGATGCTAAAGCTGAAGTAGAAGCTTTAACTCAAATATCTCAATTAGGTTATGAACAAGGTAAATTAGCTGAATTAAAAACTGCACATCAAATGCAAGAAACAGCAGCTAAAGATAAACCGCAACAACCTACACAACAAATGCCACAGCAACCAGCTGCTAGAGATCCAAAAGCAGAGGCCTGGGCTGAAAGAAATGAGTGGTTTGGCACAGATAACGCCATGACCTACACAGCTTTTGATTTACATAGAAAACTTACCGAAGAAGAGGGAATGGACCCACAATCTGATGAGTATTATGCAGAAGTGGACAAAAGAATAAGACTTGAATTTCCGCACAAATTTGGTAATACTGTAGAAAAACAGACTAGTAAACCTACACAGAACGTTGCATCTGCAACGCGTAGTGCAAAGACTGGTCCAAAGCGAGTGAGACTCACATCTTCTCAAGTAGCAATAGCTAAAAAATTAGGTGTGCCACTAGAAGAGTATGCGAAACAACTTATGAACACGAAGGAGGTATAGGCATATGGAAAATAAAAAACCAACTCGTGCGAGTCAAACTAAAAAAAGTGAAACAACAAAAGTTGTAACACAAGCAAAAACGGTTAAGCCAAAAGCAAGACCAAAAGTTTGGGCTCCACCATCGTACTTAGATACGCCCAACGCGCCAGATGGATTCAGACACAGATGGGTCAGGATCGAAATCTTGGGGTTTGTCGACACGAAAAACATACAAGGACGCTTAAGGTCTGGGTATGAATTAGTAAGAGCCGACGAATATCCTGAAGAGGACTATCCAGCAATCGCAGACGGCAAATACGCAGGGGTGATCGGGCACGGAGGCCTAGTGCTGACTAGGGTACCGGAAGAGATCGCAAGGTCAAGAGAAGAGTTTTATAGAAAACAAGCTCAAGATCAAATGACCGCAATCGACAACGATCTTATGAAGGAACAGCATAAGGGAATGCCTATCGATATTGATAGACAATCTCGTACGACCTTCGGTGGCAAGAAAAGTTAAAAATTTTTAACAATTCAAACCAGCGATGAACATTAACCGTGACTGGAGGTCCGTAAGGACAGGTCACATAAGGAGAAAATAACTATGGCTAATGCGTA